AGATAACAAGAACAATACTAAAACAAAAAACACCTAGAGGTGGCTATCATTATTTTTATGCAATCAATGATGACCTCAAGATCAGAAACACCACAGGTAAATTAGATATTAGAGGAGAGGGTGGTTATGTCATGGTCAGTCCTTCTACTAATTATAAGTTTGAAATAGTCGAGGGAGCTGTAATAGATTCGCTTGATGATTTACCAACGCTGACAAGTCAAGACATGAATGTAATTTATGATTACAACAACACAGGCAAGATCAACACAGACAGCAAGACACCACTTACAACAGACGGTGTGCAAACAGGTATGCGTAATGATACTCTCGCCAGGTTAGTAGGCAGATGGATATTAGAGGGTTGGGGTATGCGTGAGGTTGTCATTAAAGCACTCGACTGGAATCAAACCAATACTCCACCTATGAGTGTGCAAGAAGTATTAAACACAACACAAAGTATTTGTGAAGGACACATTAGAAGAAATCCTAGCGAGGATAGTGGCATACAAAAATGGAACACAAGTCAGTGGCAAATACAACTGACAGATGATTTAAAAGAAATTATGGATCAAGAAGATCCTATCGAACAAGCAAAGAAAGAAAAAGTTATTGACACTGATCCACTCGGACTCAAAGCATTCAACGATCCTTTTTGGGATGCTATGGATTCAGAAAGGATTGAACAGTATTGGGGAGATGCTTTTGTATTTGAACAGTCAAGAGTATTGTTGCTTGGTAAACCAAAGATAGGTAAGTCACATTGGTTAGGTGCTTTCGCAGCAGCAGCTACGACAGGCACAGAGTTTATGGGTAGGTCTTTCTCAAGACCACTCAAAGTTATGTGGCTACAAGCAGAGATTATCCATGAGTTTTTAAAGAAAAGAATAGAAATGTATTACCAACCTTTTCATCATGATGCAGAACTATACAACATAGGCAAGTCAAACCTAATTGCATCAGGTAGATTAAGAAAGAACTTGATGAGAGATAATGACATAGATGCTATCGCAGATAGTATTGAATACCATAAGCCTGACTTGGTTATGATTGATCCTATTATTAATTTTTTTAGTGGCGAAGAAAACTCTAATTCAGAGATACACGAAATGTTGTCAAGGGTAGATAAACTTATTGAACTATACAAGGTGGCAGTTATCATTGCACACCACACAGGCAAAGAAAGAGCAGATGATCTGTCATTCATGTCAGCTAGAGGTGGTAGTGCCTTTGCAGGTTGGATGGATTCAGGTATCAAGCTGTCAGGAAAGAAACCAAACATAACGTTATTCTATGAAGCTCGTAATGCAAGAGAGCCTGAGCAACACTTAGCATACTTTGATTTTGAAAGAGGACACTTTAGAGTGGTAGATGCACAAGACAGTCCAGATGAAGTAGAGATTGCAAGAGTAGTGGCATCAGCTATGAGCAAACAAAAATTCTACTCAAGAAAAGAACTAGAACTATTAGCAAGACAAGCACTCAAAGAAAACGAACTAGCATCAGGCGAAAGGGCTGCTCGTTATGCAGTCAGCTATGTGCAAAAATATCTAGGCGAGAGAGTCAAGAGTCACAATGTTCCAGGTAAAAACACATGGTACTATTTATCAGACAATGAAATGAAGAGGCCTTGGAGTGAAGAATAAAAGATATAAACAAGCTACTTTTTTTGATTCTGGAGAAAATCAATTAAGCAAATACTTTGATAAAAACAAAACTTTAATTACTTCTTTTAGTGGAGGTAGAACATCTGGTTATCTAACTAAAAAAATACTTGAGCATAAAAATGAATGGAAAGATGTAGTTGTAACTTTTGCAAACACAGGTCAAGAGCATGACAAAACTTTAGATTTTATACATAACTGTGATACACATTTTAATTTTAATACAGTATGGTTAGAGGCAAAAATTACTCACGAAAGAGGTGTTGGAACTAGGCACACTATTGTAGATTATAAAACTGCTTCAAGAAAAGGAGAACCTTTTGAACAGGTTATAAAAAAACACGGCATACCTTTTTCTGGATCTCCACATTGCACTAGAGAATTAAAAAATTACCCAATACTTAGTTATATTAAAAGTTTAGGTTTAACAAAAAAAGATTATGTATTAGCAATAGGTATTAGAGCAGATGAATCTAAGAGAGCTAATCGTGAAAACAAAAACAATATGATATATCCATTAGTTGATTTGAATATAGACAAACAAGATGTATTAGATTGGTGGCAAGAACAAACTTTTGATTTAGAAATACCAGAACATTTTGGTAATTGTACTTGGTGTTGGAAAAAATCATACAAAAAACTTATGACAATAATGATTGAAGAGCCAAGTGTTTTTGATTTCCCTAAAAGGATTGAACAAACTTACGCTAGAAACGGCCCTGTAGCTAGAAGAATAGAAAAAGATATTAAATTTTTTAGAGGTTTTAAATCAGTTAAAGATATTGAAGAAATGATTACAGAAGATTTTGAAAAATTTACAGACTTACATCACCTTCATATTACTGATGGATGTAGCGAATCTTGTGAGCCTTTTCATGATGAAATTAATAATAACTTAATAGATACAAAAGAAATATTATGAAAATTGACAAAGACTCCATGGAAGAAGCAGTCAATGATGTTGGCATTGGATTAGTATTATCTTTTCCGATCAGCTATGGTTTGCTTAGGTTGTGTAGCTATCTTGATGTTAGTCTTGTAGCTACATCAATCATACAAGTATCAGTGTTTACTTTAGTAGCAGTTGTGAGAAAGTATATGGTAAGAGTTTATTATAAGGAGAGAAGATGAAAAAAGAACAAATAGGCAATGCCACCTTGTATTGTGCTGACTGTAAAGACGTTTTGCCTTTGTTAAAAGAGATAGATTCATGTGTAACAGACCCGCCTTATGGCTTATCGTTCATGGGCAGGCAATGGGATTATGATGTACCAAGTGTAGATATTTGGACGCAAATACATGATGTGTTAAAGCCTGGTTCTCATTTACTATCATTTTTTGGCTCTCGTACCTATCACCGTGGAGCCATACCGATTGAGGACGCAGGTTTTGAGATTCGAGATCAGTTGATGTGGTTATATGGCAGTGGCTTTCCCAAGTCATTAAACATAGGTAAAGCGGTGGACAAGTTGCAAGGTAATGAGAGAGAGGTTGTAGGAAAAAGAAAAGCACACGACATTCGTGGTAATGCTTTGATGGAGGCTACAGTGCCAGAATATAAAAAAGAAAAATCACAGATAGATATAGAAATAACAAAAGGTAAGAGTGAGTGGGAGGGTTGGGGTACAGCACTTAAGCCAGCACATGAGCCAATCGTTATGGCAAGAAAGCCTTTGGCTGGTACAGTCGCCCAGACTGTTTTAGATCAAGGCACAGGTGGTATCAACATAGATGAGTGTCGGGTAGAAGGAGATGACATTGGAGGAGATAGAAAAATTACAAACCGAAAAACAAGAAATCAAGATAAAGTTTGGACAGATAAAAATTCAGGCATGAAAAACGAGGGGACAATATATGCTGATGCAAACCCAGCAGGCAGATACCCAGCCAATGTCATGCACGATGGATCTGAGGAGGTGCAGGATATATTTAAGGATAAAGCACGATACTTTTATTGTGCGAAGGCAAGTAAAAAAGATAGAGACGAAGGCAATGAACACCCAACAGTAAAGCCAACGGAGTTAATGCGTTATTTGTGTCGCCTGGTGACACCGAAAGGTGGTGTTGTGCTTGACCCATTTATGGGTAGTGGTAGCACAGGTAAGGCAGCCGTCATGTCAGGTTTTAAATTTGTAGGTATAGAAATGGACGAGGAATATTTTGAGATAGCATGTGCTAGGATTAAGAAAGCACAAGAACAGAGAAAATTGTTTTGAGGAAAAAAAATGACTGAGTGGCATGGTGGCAAAGGCAGTCGTGATCGCACAAAAGATCGTGATAAATTCAATGAAAGTTTTGAGAAAATATTTGGTAAAAAAAGACACAAAGGAGAGAAAGTGGATACAAAGAAACGCAAAGACGATTGTGCAAAAATTGTACAAAAACGGCTGTGCAATGCAGAAAAGCCCGATTGCACACCCCCCTCTGTATCACGCATTCTTATAGGGTTTAGGTGGTTGTGCGGTTGTGCAGTTGCACATGCCTGCACATACGCACATGCACGGCTGAAAGCCCCATTCCTACAAGTATGTGCAGTTGTGCGGTTGTGCATCTCTATAGAGAACTATAGAAAGGTGTGTATTAACATACACCTTTACTTAGGAGAGATAGGTTTCTCTAAGAGAAATATAGTGAGAATTTAGACATGGCAGGAAAGAAAAAATTAACAAAAAAACAAGAGAAATTTATCGATCTTATGGTGTATCAGGATTACAACCAGACTAAGTGTGCTCATCTTGCAGGCTATGAAAATCCAGGTGTTGCTGCGACTAGGTTATTGAGTGAGCCAGGTTATGAACATGTGCAAGAAAAGATTAGAGATTTGAAAGCTATTCAGAGGAAGAAGAATGAGATTACTTTTGAGGGCATAGCCAATAAGTTAGCAGAGATAAGAGATGTGTCTTTAGCTGATGGGAGTTATGGGCCTGCGGTCACGGCAGAAATTGCGAGGGCAAAACTTGCAGGCCTTATGGTAGATAGAAAGGAGCTGAAGATACACAAGATAGATAACATGAGTAGAGAGCAGTTAGAAAGTAGATTGCAAGAGTTAGTCTTGCAGAATCAGATCATACTTGGCACGGCTGAGGAAGTTAAAGATGATAAGACTATTGAGGATCAGACTGATCCAGAATA